CGTCTGAACTTCTCCGTCTTCGTTGCACGGCGGACCTGCTGCGGATTCGCCGCGTTGCGAACGAGGACCTTCCCCTCACGTTGCGCCATGGGATCAGCTCACGGGTGTGGTGGCGCCTGGCCGGACCGTCGCGAGCAAGTCCGTCAAGGCGTTGGGTGTACGGGTATCAGCCGAGGCGAGTGATGCCGCTGCCTGTCCCTGATCCTTCGCGATCGCCGCCTGTTGTGCCGCCTGCTCTTGCTTGGCACGCGCCTCACGGAGCTTCGCCACTTCCTTGGGATCACGCAGCAGATCGGGCGGCACGCCGGTCATCTCGGAGTACCGCTTCGCCACCTTGTCCGTATCCACGTTGTCGAGGATGTCGGGCTGGATGGTGGCGACCTGGATGATGCTGGACGTCCAGCGATCGAGTCCAACCAGGCCCACCATCTTCTGCGCAGCGGCCATGATGCTCGTGTACTCCACGCGCAGACTCTTGCCGCGCATCACCTCGGGCGGCGGCGGCAGCATCCGGCGACGCATGCAGATGTTGAACTGTCGTGTGACCAGGGGATCGAGCACGTCCTGCGTGGACTGCTCCAGCACCGGCCCGAGCGCCAGCAGCTTCTCCTCGTGCCGCTCCTGCACCTCCCGCGCCGTACGGGGCTGGAGCCGATTGTCATTCACCATCATGAGGAACAGGTCTTCGTGGAAGGCGCGGCGAATGAGCCAGCGCTTCTGCTCCTGCTTCAGCTCCAGTTTGTCCAGATCGGGGCGGATCTCGAACACCGGCTTGAAGCCGCCTTTGTCGTTGGCCTCGTCCACGTAGGTGATGTCGCCGGTGATGATGGACGCCTTGCTGGACCGCAGTGACGTCGGCCCTTTCATCGCCGGACGCACCAGCAGGTCGAGTGCCTGTGCGCCGCGCTTCTCACCATGCTGGAGCTGCTTGATGTCACCGAGCGCGATCATCCCCGGACAACTCGTCCCGTAGATGTCCTCACCCGCGACCTCCCAGCGGAAGCCGTACACCGGGAACTCGTCGAAGCCGCTCTCCTCCAGGAACACATCGGGCTGTCCCCCAGGCCACGTCAGGTCGTGCCCGAGCTCGTAGAACACCTGGACAAACTGCTTCTGGCTACCGGCGCGAAATGCGCTGCTCCGCGACGGATCGTAGATCGTGTTCTCCGTGATGAGGTGCACCACCTCGATCGTCTGCTGCGTATTCCCCGCGTCGGCGAGCATCCGCACCGTCATGGAGATGTTGTGCCAGTCATATGACCCGTCGGGGTTGACGGCAGCGAACTCATCCAGGATCTGCTGCACGGTCATCTTGTACTTGCGGATGAAGCCGCGGACCTGCCCCTTGGCGTTGATCTGCAACATGTAGCTGCCGATCGGGAACGTGTCGAAGCGACTGATATCCTCCTCATCTTCCAGGTGGATCATCGCACCGGTCCCGAACACACCCGTGTCCTGGTACAGTGTGGGCAGCTTGTTGTAGAGGTTCGTGCGGCCGAACACGCCAAGCACGATCTCCGTGCAGTCGTGCAGCCACCGCTTGACCTTAGGCATCTCCACCAGCCGTGGATCGCTCACGCCGTACTGAAACCACGGACGTGCCGGTGACGTCATCCCCGCGTGCATCCCTGAGCCGAGGGTCCGCGCACTGAACGTCCCGGTGCTGTCAATGATCTGCCGTGAGCGGCGATCACCACGGTTCGCCTCACCCAGGCTGAAGCGCCCACGCCGTGGCTGAATGTAGTCACTGAGCTCACGCCAGTGTGCGAGCCACGACTGATACTCGTTCTCCGCTTCGGCGCGATACAACTCGAAGCGCTGCCGCTTGGTGAGCGGACGCGCCGTCATCGTGATGGCGGGACCTCGTGTGCTCATGGAGTCAGCCTCCCAAGAGCGTTGAGGAGGCGAGCCCACGGCCCGACGTCAGCACGGTGCCGCCCTTGCCGGCGCGTCCCTGTCCCGCCGCCAAGAGGCGTCGCTGTCGACTCGCGGCTTCGTTCCGTGCGGCTTGATCCGCGGCGGTCCGCTCCGCCTTGAGCATCTCTTCGGTCTCCTGCTTCTCCTCCGCCAGCATCAGCGTCTGCCGTCGGTCGGTTCGCCGGTTCGCTCGCGCCTGATTCCGCCCCTCGCTGATCCCGTGTGCCGTCCCTGCCGTCGTGGCGACGGCGCTGACGATCGCTGCCGTCACGCCCATGATCAAGCCTCCGTGCGTAGATGATGTCCACCTTGTCGTACCCCATCCGCTCCAGGAGAATCCCGAAGTCGTGCTGGGCCTTGCTGTGCTGATACACGACCTGCACGCCCTCGCTGGCCAGTTGTTGATCGCACCAGTCGATGAACCGCTTCGCCTCCCATCCCTTGCGGAGTGAGGGGTCCAGGTAGAGGATGTCCTGCACCGCCTGGAGCGAATGCATGTAGTGCGGGTTGGGTCGCACGAAGCACACGTAATACCCGCGCAACGCGTAGCGCAGCGGGATCGGCCGCGCGTCATCGGTGACGCGGAGCGTGTAGATCCTGAGCATCCCCTGTCGTTGCGCGTTCTCGTACACCCGCACGTCAGGCGCCAACGGGATGTCGGGGTAATGGGCGATGGTGGCCCAGTGCGCCTTGAGCAACGGCCCTATCTCACGGAACAGGTCCATGGAGAAGGGCTCCTGCTGTCGATGGATCACGGTCATGGCTGGGCCTCGGCGTACTCGCCGGTGAAGTCGAAGGGATCCCATTCACTCAACACCTTGTGCTGCTGCTTCGCGAGCCAGACCGGCACGTCCTGCATGCTCGGCGCCTCTGGCAGCATGAAGGTGAGCGCCAGCGCATCGGCCAGGTCAGGCGAGCGCCCCAGCCGTTCCTTCACCTGATCCTTGTCCTCGAGCATGAACACACCATTTGCGAACGTGTACGTCGGCGTGGTCAGCTCGCCCACCAGCTCGGGGATGTTGGGGAGCACGCCACCACGTCGCACCCACTCGGCCATCCGGAGCCAACCCTCTACGCGGCGGTTGCGGTACCGCTTGTCGATCGCGGGCGCGTGGAACTGGACGCCGATGGGTGCATGCCCCACGCCCAGCAGGTTGTCGATCACGCCGTGTCCCCAATGTCCCGTGTCGTCAATCAGCTCCACGTCACTCTTCCAGCGCTCCTTGGCCACCATGACCCGTGCGGCGATGGCGGTCGTGCGCTCCCCACGCATGATGATCGGCTTGAAGGCGACGAGCCCCTGGCGTGGGAAGATGACGGTCCGGTCATCACCGAAGCGCGCGACATCGATCCCCAGGCGCTTCTGCATGTGCGCGTACTGACTCTTGTGGAGCGATCGCATCATGGCCTCACGGACCTCGTTCGGGCCCAGCAGCGCGTTGATTGATGACGGCGGGAACTTGCCGTACACGTTCACCAGCACCCACGGATTCTCCTTGCCGAACATGTCGATCTGCTGCTGCGCCCACTCCGTGCTCACGCGTGGCGTGCGGTCCGGATCATCCGGTGCGGCACTGATCTCGAATAGCGTCCACAGATGGCGGAACTGCGTGGACGCCATCCACAACGGACCATCGGTATGCGTGGGGTTGCCGGCGATCGCCAGCTTGCTCTCCAGGCCTGAGGCAAGTGCCGCCTCGGCCGTGGCGAGGATGGGCATCGGCACACCTCCTGCCTCGTCGATCACGAACAGCATGTAGTCCGCATGGAGTCCCGCCAGCGTATCGGACTGGGACTGCGCATCAGCGCTCTTGCTCCAGGACCGTGCGGAGGCCCACCACGTGGACGCGTGCCCTGGGAGCCGACTGACGATGCGCGTCTTCTGCCATTCGAAGGCGCTCATCAGGTACGGCGACTTGTGCTGCCACTTGGCCAGCTCCTTCCACAGGCCGTCGCTCAGGTTGTCACCCGTGATGCTGGTGGCGGCGACGTTGCAATCAGGACGCGTGGCCAGGAAGTTCCAGATCATCATCGCCAGCACCGCCGTCTTGCCTGGTCCCTTGCACGCTTTCATGGCCACGCGTTGATCGGTGGCGAACGCCCGGAGCGCCTTGCGCTGCCACCGATCGGGGTTGATCCCAAAGCACTCACGCACGAACGACACGGGCTGCCGACGCCAGCGGATCAGCTGGGTCTTGAGCGTTGCGCGTCGGGCCGCACGTGACGCGACGCTCATGCGTCAGTCCACTCCAGCTCGTGGTAGGTATGGATCAACGCGTTCACGCGGTCCATGCCTTCGCTGCGGTTGATCGCACGCCACTGCACGGGCGGCAAAGAGCTACACGCAAGACCGCGCGATGGCCTGTCGGCATGTGCGTACCGTCTCCGAACGTCTGTGGCCCCTTTGCGACGTCGCGCGGGGCCTCGTAGCGCCGCAGCGCAGCCTGTAATAGCCCCAGAAGGACGAGGAACCGACGGCGGGACGTCACTTCTCCTCCTTGGCTTGCGCCGCTTCGTGGAGCAACGCCAACAGGTCGCTCCCTGCGCTGAGCTTCATGTCCTTCGTCTGCGTCAGCTCGTGGTAGCCGTATCGCGCGAGGAACTGCAGCATCCCCTGGAAGTCCCTGGAGGACTCGCCCTTCGCCAGGATCTTGCGGATGTTCCGCGTCGTGTATTCCTTCGCCAGCAGTTGCCGACACAGGTTTCGGAACTTCTTGGGCGGGCGACCTCCGCTGCGGATCTTGCGGTTGGGACTCCCGCGATGCAGACGGCCACCGTTCCGCCCAGGCATGTACTGTTGCTCCACATGCGGACGTGGCGCGGTCCGTTCCTCCAGCGTCTTCTTCTTCTTGGTGGTCGAGCGCACGTATGATTCCTCCAGGTCAGACAGGACTGTTGATCACAAAGAG